CCAGACCTCCTTATTAAATGGATTTAGCTCCATCGTCTGGCATACGTTGAGGAAATAAGCCAGTTCAGAGGCTGTTGTTCCTTTTGCGACATTCTGCTGGATAACAGCGACTTGATTTTTTTCGTAGCCTGTCAGCTCGGCAACTTTCGTATATAGCTGCAATTTATTTTCTGTGTTATTCATAATTTTATTTTAAAGTTGTTAATTCTGGATATTTTTCAATCAATTTTACAATGCAATTCATATTAAATAAATCCTGTTTCGTGCATCCATATTTTGGAGCTAAATTAATTGCTTTGTTTATTACTTTTTTTGCTTTTGATAGCTGCTTTTGATAAACTATTTTTTCCAAATTTTCTTGTCCGATTTCCCTCATTTCTGGAGTCGGAATTATGGGATTTAAAGCGTTTTGTTCAGATATTATTTGTTCAGATAATCTCATAATTTATCGTTTATATTGTTTGTGATTCGTTTTACATCCTGCATCCATTCGTAAATTGATTGATGTTTTAGATGGCATACGAATATTGAGGTACTAAATAAAGAGGCTAGTTTTAGTCCGATATTTGGATCTTCGCTGATTACGTAGAAATATCCATTTCCTTTGCGTAATTCAAAGTTTCCAATTTCTTTTTTAATAGCTTGGTTTACTTGTTTTAAAGTTTTTGCAGTTGTCATCGCTATCGTTTATATGTTTTACGTTTTATTCTGAATTTTTCAATAATTACCTCGTCATTTTCATACGGGATTTTCTTTCTGGACAAATAAGTATTGATCGTGTCCATCTTTGGCATATTCGGATTATCGCAAACCGCTGTAAGCGTTGCGTAAGCCTCCCGAATATGCTGTTTTTTCCAAGTTACTATAAGTATGTGTTTCATAATTTTAAATCGTTTTTAATTGATGAAATTGTTTTTGCTATTGCGTTTTGCTGATCGCAAATTAATGCTAATGACATTTCGTTGATCATTATCATTATTTCATCGACTTGATTATCAGTTAAATTTTGACATTGCAAATGTTTGATAATTTTAACTTTTGCATTATCCGATTGCGGTATAAGTATTGCCATTTTCTGTGATATTAATTAGATGAATTGTATTTGATTTATATTAACTTTTGCCATTTTATTATTATGGAGTATTTTAATCATAATGCAATCATCTACTGTTATGCTGCAAATTTCTATAATATCGCATCCCCAGATTGCGATTTTTCCGATGGTATTTTCAATAGTAGCCATATTTTCTGTGTTTTTCTGTGTTTGTTGATACAAATATAGACAATATTTCGGTAAATCCAAATATTTTCTTTTAAATCTGGTTTGCCTCAACCAAAAAAGCAATTATACAAATCACAAAAACAAAGATTATAGCAATATCGTCTGGCTCAATTTTAATTTGTTTGCTGTGCTTTCGATTATTTCTCGACATAATAACTCCGGTATTTTTGATCGTTCGTAATTTCCCTTTAATCCCTGTGTTCCTGTCTTAGATCCTCTCGGAGCTGCCTCGTGATGACAATTATTGTTTCCATTGTGGCACTCTGGTCTAGGTTTCCAACCGTCTGGATTAAACATTGGATTATAAACGTTATTACTGAAAATCATTGTCGGTTTTGCTCTAAAATCGCCATATTGACAATACCAAATTGTTGCTCTTGGTAGTGATTTCATAAAATCCATTTTATGTAAATAACCTCGTGGATTTTCAATGTAATAAATACAGTCAAAATATTTTATTAGCTCCAGAACTTTCAAACACAATCGATCTGATTTTTCTGCAAAATCTGTTTTTGGCTTTCCCATATCTCGATGGTGCGAAATCGCTGCGATTGAGTACGTTGTACAGGGAATTGATGCCCAGATAACAGCTGGTTTGAATGGAATGTCTGTTATTTTTATTTGTTCAATATCAACTTGCAAGTTGATTTTTTCGAATGGCTCTATGTCAACACTAAAAACATTGACACCATCCATTTTGTCGCAGACTTTTCCGATCGACCTACTTCCAGCAAATAGTTCCAACACGTTCATTCGTCATCGGTATTTGGTATTTCAAAAATCATTTTAAAATAGTTTTTCCCATATCTTTCGACCTCTCTGGATTTTGTTAATTTTAATCCGTAGCCTCTCATTCTGGACAGAGTTTCTTCTATTTCTTTTGCCTCCAGCTCTTTATTTTTTGGTCTTTTTAATATGTATTTTCGTCTGCTCATTATGTTAAATTTTCGGGCAATTTACAACCCAGATTTATTGTGCAATATCGCTTTACTTTATCTATGTAATCCGAAAACTCTGGAACTTTTAATTTCGTTGTGGTCTTTATGTATTCGAATATCTCTCCAGTATTTTCGTCTTGTTTGCTTCGTTTGAGAAACTTGTATTTAAAGATCTCGTGCAGCTCGTCTTTCTCGTAGCCTGTGTAATCCGATACAATCGCCAGAATTTTCCAGTACAATCGATTCTGTTCAATGGTTCGCTTCCCTGTGTATTTTGAAATCGAAAAATAATAGCTGCCCTCTGGCAGATCTTTTAACAGCTTTTCAAAATCGTGTCTGTCTTTCCAGATTATGTTGGCTCTGGCATCTTTTTTAAAAACTCCGATATATTCGTTTTTCATATTATCGGAGCTTAGTTATATAAATGCGCTCTGCGACCTTTTTAAGCTGTTTAAAGGACATCAAATCGTTGTGGAGCTGTGGAGCTTTCTTTTTTATCCAAGCTCCTTTAGGATTGACGTAAATCAGTCCAGCGTATTCTGGTATTTCCTCCAGAGTAATCAATTTATCTGGACAGGCAAAATAAAAATAGTTTGCTCCGTAACCGTTTGAGGTCTGATAGTGTTTTTCCTCCTTTTTAAAGTCAGCCAGAAAGTCGCTCCGACTCCTTTTAATTTCGATTTCCGTTGTCCTGTCATCGTAGCTGACAGTTAATACATCAGACTCCCAGCGATCAAACAAATAAATGTTTTTTGCTACCAGCGTTTGCCCTGTCATTTCTGAATGTAGGATCAGCCGTTTTTCGATTGTGTGAATGTTCATTTTCTGTGTTGATTAATATTCGCATTCTTTAAAAAATTTTTGTGCAACCAGCATCGCACTTGGTTTGTCGTTTAATATGCTGATAATAACTCGTCTGGGAGCAGATCTTAATCGATATTTTTTACCTATCGTCAAATATTTACTGGTTGATCCTCCAATATATTCGACATAATCGCCTCTCTGCATATCATCTGGCAATTTTTCTCTCAATCTCTGAATTTTATTTATAGTTAGTTGTTTATGGTATGCCTCCACAATGTCCAGAGCTTTTAAATATTCATTTCTTGTTATCATTTTCTGTGTTTTTTAACTATTTATAAAACGGCATTAAAACTCCTTTTATACTTTTGTTATAAACAATAAAATATGATTGATAGAACAACCCATAATAAAGCCATACCACCAAAGCAATAAATTAATGTTTGCATAAAATCTTTTCTTGGGTCACTCATCTTCTTTGTTTTGGTTTAATGTTCCATTCACTACTTATTTCATACAACTCTTTTGGCATATAAACTTTAGAACCATCCCTATCTAAATAAACCCAGCTTCCGTTTTCTTCCCACGCACCATATATTAGCCCTTTGTTTAATTTACTTTTTAGTAGGTATGTTTTCATCTTCTTTGTTTTGGGTTAATTGTTTTTTTGCTTTAGATATTTTTTTCTGTAGCCTTAAAGATGAATATTCTAACATCTTGATTAGTTTTCGTTTATCAGTCATCCTCTTCTTTTATTTCTTCTTCTAATTCTACTATTCTAATCTTTATCATCTTTTTAGTCAAACCGTTATACTAGTTTATTAATATACCATTCTGGCAGCTCCAAAATCTGGTTTGGCTGTTGAAAAAATTCGTAACCAGCTCCCCAGTTTTCATCCTCCATACATTCTTTGAACTTATCGCATAGACTGTCATAAACTCGTTTTCCAGCCTCCAGAACTGTGTCTGATAGTTTGAATACGTTACAGGAATACGGAGCTTTATTTTCAACTACAATGTGATACGCCAATGGCTGTTCGAAATGCTGTCGCTGGTAAGCGATATAATACATAGCAATTTGCAAATCGTATTTTAAGTTGATCAACTGCTTTGTGTACGCATCCAAACTCGCATCCGATGTCGTTTTCAAATCAAAGATGAATTTTTTTCCATCGTGAAACTCTCCAGCTCCATCCAGATAACCCACAAATGGCAACTCCTTATGTTTCCACTCGATTTTCTTTTGCGTTTCCGTAGTGCCGTTTAAAATGGCTTTAGCCTCTGGATTGTTCGAGACTTGATCGACCATTATTTGTGCTGTGTTATATTGAACCTCTGAAACGATTGTTAAATTGTTTTCCGCTGCTCTGCTCTGTGCCTCTGCATAAGCCTCTTTACCAGCTTTGGATCTCCTGTCGATTTTTGGAATTACTAAATATTTATTTTCAAACTCGTCTGGAGTTAATAAAAGACAATCCACAACCGAGCCGAGAACCATACTGTCTGTTGGTTCAAATTTTTCGTTCAAATATTGGATGTAATGGATCGGACTCCGTGCGAATTGCTTTAGTGATGAATAGCTTAATTTTCGCTTTTCCAGATTCGGTTTCTGGATCTCAAATCTTTGTAAGTAATTTTTCATTTTTCTGTGTTATTTATTAATTATTGTTACTGGGATTCCTCCCCACTCTTTATTGAAATCTGTATCAATAGGATGCCAGATTAAATTCGGTTTGTTCCACGCCTCTGATTCGCAGTAAGCCATTCGTTTATCGCAGCTTGGACAGAGTAGCATATCGCCATCGTGCGTTGTATCTGGAATTTTTACCTCTGGAGATTCCTCGCAGACATTACATTTTAAAAAAATTGCTTTCATTTTTCTGTGTTTTAAAGGAGGATTGCTCCCCCTGTTGGTTATTGCTTATTATTAAATAACTTTGTTTTTGTATTTGTGAGAACAATGAGTCATAGTCATAGATAAATATTTTTGTACTGTTGGATTAGATTCCACCTCGCCAATATTTACAAGATATTCCACGTGCTTTTGAGTCGCTTGTTTAATTGACAATAGAATCGTTAAGTGTGTTGGTGTATCCATAAACTTCCAAAATAGCTTTTTAGTTTCGTTTTGCTCCTTGTGTGTTTGCCCCTCGAAAACTATTTTTTTTGCCTCGACCTCACATCTTTCGATTACTCGCCTAAGTTTATACCATTCTTGAGCATTTTTTATTCGACGCTTGACTGCATCCCTCTCTTTTTGTGTCATTGTTTTCATAATTTCTGTGTTTTTCTGTGTTTGATGAATCAAAGAAAAGCATTATTTTTGTAAAAACCAAACGATTCCAAAAAAAAAGGCAAAAAAAAACCTCCCAGACATAACTCCGAGAGGCTTTTACACAGAAAACAGGTCTGTTTGTTCAGACCTATAGAATCTTAGCTCTTTTGAGCTTTACAAGGCTGTCAGCCGTTGATTTTCCAACGGAATACTGATCTCCTTTGTTAATTTTTTGTTTAGGCATATCAATAATAAACTCAACAGTAACGTAATTTTCTCTCTGCACACCATCCAGAACCTTTTTTGGTGTCGTTATCGCTTTACGCTTTGGAGCTTTTATTTCTGCTTTAGGTTCAGACGTTTCTGGTTTGCTTTCCGTTGCCTTTGGTTTTGAGGCTGTTGGTTTTTTTGCTGTTGCCATAATACAAATTTAGTGATTTTACTGTAATAACAAAATCGTTAGCAATCCACCAGCAGAAATACAGAAACCAAGTCCATAAATCGTTTTGGTTAATTTCAATTTTCCGATTTGATTTAGCTGTAAATTGATAGTATTTTCTTGACTGTTAATCTGGTCTTTAAATACCAGCGATTTCATTTCTTGCCCAGATATTATTTCATCCTTTGACTGGATTATGGAGTCCAGATAATCCGTTTTTTTATTGCAGATAGTAAGCAGACTGTCTTTCAGATCCAACTGGATCAACCCGTTTACAATCGCTGTGTATTTTACTTTATCAATGCAGATTGTGTCTGTGGAGGATGGCTGACAAAATGCTGTCTTGTACCCTGTAATCTGTACCAACAGAAACGGAAATACTATCGTAAAAATTCTTAACGTCATCCTCTAAACTGTTTAACTCATCCACTTTTGCCGAAAGCTCAATAATTTGCTTTTTAGCTTCTTTCTCCTGTTGATTGATATGTTGTATTGTCTTTTCATATTCAATCAGCCTAGAGCCTTTAAAATAGCTCTGTGAGGCAAAATAAATGTTTAGACCAAAGCTGACCAGAAACAAAAACCCCAAAACGTAAACTGGTCTTATTTTCGGTAATCCCATCGTGCTGCTGTTCCTCGTATGTCGTAATGCGTAAACGAGTTATAAATTCCGATACCGCCCTGTTCCATTTTACCCAACGTTATCAGCTCCATTATTATATCTGCGACTTCTTCTGGTTTGAGATTTCCGATAACGATATCTCCAGCTTTGCCCAGCAAATGTTGACTTTTAGTTGCACCTCCGACAAGAGCATTATAATCTGGAGATCGATAACCAGAGTTTACCTTTATCGGTCTGTCTACATAATCCCGTAAAACTTGCAGATTTTCCGCAAGTTCCACGACATTATTATATACATCAATTGGCATCTTTGAACCGTCAGAGCAATCGAACTCCGACTGGTTAAAATTTTTAGTCAGCCTCTTGGACATTATTTCTTCGTTAGTTTTGGTTTTTCCTCCTTTTTTGCCAGACCGATCAGCGAATCTTTTGACCGCAAAAATAACAGCGACAAAGCTGCTAATTCTCCAGCCTCCATCGTTGAAAATGATTTTGACAAATACATATAAACAGCTCCAGCGATTAACACTAGTCCGACTATGGTAGTTACTATTCCATTTTTAAATAAACGGTTCATTTTTGCAAGTTTTTGATCTCCGAAAGTATCTGGGCAAAACCCGTTTCAACTTTCTTATCGAGATCGTTAAACATTTTGGTAACTTCTTTCATTTCCGCTTGGTTTTCTTTTACGTAAGTTTCAAAATCGTCCTTAAATTTATCGATTCTGGCGTGTACAACGTTGTCGGATTTTTCCATATAGGCTTTTATTTCCTTCATTGCTGCTTTTTTACTTGCCGAATATCCGAGTTGTTTTTCCTTTAAATCTTGAACGTCCTTTGCACATTCCGTTTTCATTTGTTCAATGGTGTGGCTCATTTTTTCGGACTTGATTTTATCCCGTAAAATGTAGCTGCCAATTCCCACCGCCCCAGTCATTATGTAAATGACATCTTTCAAATTAAATGTTGCCTCTGCCATTGCATCTATTTGTAGCAAATTCCACAACATTTCTAAACCTCAAATACTCGATAAATAGTACGTATAATCATTCGTGAATCGCCTGTAATGGGCTGCGTTCCTCCCGTTGCCTGTATGCCCAAATTAAAATTTTGCTTGATGCCATACGCCTTGTCTTTTATAAGGTCTGGAGGTATGGCATAAACATAGTCTTGCGTAGCGTCAAGAATGGTTTGCGATGTTATGACCGCATCCGTTGGAACAAATACAGCTCCATTCGTGTACCCGATTTCGATGTTCACGTTACCCTCGTATTTGTTGCCTTGATAATCAAGATTGAAAACAAAACCATCGGGAACTATATATTTATTTGCCGTTGCAAAGCTCTCGCCTGTTAACAATGCTGGAACAGTTCCCAGCTGCAAAATTTTCGCTGGTTCAATAGTAGTCGTAACGACCGATGCCATCATTCCTTTTAAAACCAAGCCTTCGACAGCTCTGGATTCCCATTGCGTAGGTAATGGCTGATCTTTTACAGACAGCAAAATTCGATCCTCGTCTGCCCACGCTTGTCTTGTTTCTAAATCCGTTAAATCTGAAATTTTTATAGCCATTATTTAAAGTTTCTTTTCCTTATATTTTGAGTACGATCCGCAAAAGTTATAACGTGATATCGACCTCTAAAGTACGATAATTCTTCGGTCGTGTCAAATTCCTCGATGGTTACTGGGAGGTCGCAATACGCCTCTGTGTTACATTTATTATAGTCTGTAATTAAAATGTCATTTGCTAACATTTTGTTGCTAACTAAATAATCGCTGGTTTTCCCTGTCATAAATCTGGTTTCCAGCGTGTATTTGTATTTAATAGAATCTTGAATTTGTGTTACTTTTCGAGCCGTTGTAAAATAGGTGTCCGTTGTCAGCTCTGGTCTTTTCTGCCAGAAAATGCCTTTGATTCTTATTTCTTGATACCAGTTTAAATCTGTGTAATCAAAATCAGAGCTTTCAATATTTCCGTTTTGATAGGTAATTATTCGCACCGTTCCATCGACTGTTTCCTCGTCGTAATTCATCAGCGTATAAATCTGCGAAAATACCTCAATAGCTGTACCGTAAACGATTAATTCTGCTTTGACATAATAATCGCCTACTCCGTGAGCTGACAGGACATTTTGCCACTCGATTAAATAGCCTGTGTAATACTGCTGATCGCCCGTTCCTAAACTTCCCAAATCGTAAAACGTGCCGTATGCTCCTGTGTTTAATGTTGCGACCTCTGTGCCGTTTTTAAACAGCTTCATCACAGCCGTATCGCCAACATCCAGAACCCGAAATAAAAATTCCCTTTTATCGTTTCTTTTTGGATCACTTGAGCCAACATCCGCAAAAACATTTAAGGTCTGTAAACAGTCCTCGCAATGGCAATCGCACAGAGCTTGTGCGTCAACCGTTGATTTCGCTTGTCCACAGGATCTGACCGCCATTATTCCAAGCGTTTCTGGGCTGTTATTTCCTAATCTTTCAACTATCATTTTATTCGACTTTAAATGGAATTTCTGGATTTCCAGCTTTGCCCTCTGCTCCGATTACTACTCCATCCTCTCCGATTATTACTCCTCCACCATCTTTGTCCTCCCACCATACACGACCAGTAATGCAATAGGTACTCCCAGCTATTAGTTGTGTATAATCTATCATACATTCCAAATCGACATAAAAAAGAGCTGGATCAACTGTTATTTTTGTGTGCGTTTCTCCAGCCAAAGGAATCAGCGGACTCCCAGCCTCTGGATCTCTGAATGTTGATAACTCGTGAATTGAATAAAGACCGCCATTTTCAATATCAAATCTGATAACTCCAGAAATAGTTTCATCGTCAACGGTTAAAACTCCAGCATCGCACCGAGTAAAACGAGCTTTTACAAATGTATTTTCATCAGTTAAATAGTTTCCATTCAAGTTATTACCTATCGAGTCGTATGTATTAATTTCAGCACAATATGTTTTCGGATCTTCCGTGTCGTTTTTATCCCACAGCTGCACATTTCCATCTGGCGAAATCCATCTGTAACGTGTAACATTTGTATCGCTCTGGACATCAACATCAAACACCGTTACAATTGCATAACCATTTTTTAAAGAGTATCTGTACGACTCCATATTAAATCCATTATTCGGCTCTGTTGGATCATAGAAAATAGTGTTTACATCTGGATTATTTATCCATTTTTCCCAGCGTAATTTGAAAGCAATTTTTATATCGTATCTGGTTTGATTGTCAAAAAATCCCAACGATGTCCATTTAACAAAATTGAACTGATCGCCCGTTAATAATGTGAAACCTCGCTCTGTGTCTATCTCTATTTTTTGCTCTATAAATGAATATCCACTAACAGGCACAAAAACCGAATTTCCTAAAACATCAAAATCGTATCTGTCCAGCTCAAAAAGATCTCCAGTTGATTCATTATACGCAGCTAACAAAAACGAGCCACTTTGAATAATTGGCAGCTCTGGATCCCCAGCGTCATTGATATAAAATCGGACATTGAAATTTTCCAGATTCCATAAATATCCATCTTCCATCCAACCTTTGAAATCAGTATAACCAGCCAGAGTATAGTCGATAGGATGCGGAAAAAATTGGTGGTCTGAACTTCTGATGAATGCCAAATCTGGAACGTCAGCGGAATAATCATATTGGTCAACTTTCGCCAAAATATTTACCCTGTCATCGGTTTGATTTGTCAGCGTTCCATCGCCAACATCAACCCAGATAACAAAAAATCTCGTGTCATTTAATTTGGTTTGCTGTAATGGTGTAAACACCGTTTCAAAGTTTACAACGATTTGAGAGCTTGAAATTCTCGTTGCTGTGAAATTCTGTATAACCGTTGAATTAACTGCTCCAGCTCCGTAAATTGTCCGCTTAGAATCGTAAATAAAATTCGTTTCGAAATCCTCCAGATTTACATAATTAATCGAGTCTGGTAAATAAGAAACTCCGACCATAACTGGATCAGTAACGCCAAAGCTATTTGTTAAGCTGTTAACCCTTATTTCGACGTTCGTGGTATTTGATACCGAAAGACCATCCAAAGTTCCACCAGAGCCATCTGTCAAAGCCGTAGAGCCTAAAGCATAATTATTTGTAAACCCGTTAAACGCCTCGTTGAAAAATCCAACTGTTCCAAGCCTGTCATCCAGCACGACATTTTTGTTTGTGTTTGGATTAGAAACGACATCCCGAAAACTAACATCTATAACGTATTTTAGACTATTTGCACCATCGAATAATAATGGATTCGTTCCTGTTTGTAAATTGGGCAAATATCCGTCGACATAATAGGGCAGAATTATAAACTCGTGTTCGATTTCAAAATACTGAATGTTTGAATCTGGAGAAAGACCGACAAATTTTGACGTTACAGAGCCATTTAACCACGCTTTCTGTATTGAAATTCCAGCTGGATTCAAAGTTACGGGAGTTCCAGCAGCCGTAACAATTCCATCTGCGAAAAATTCCTGTGTCGTGCCATCGATTTTGCTGTTATAATTTGTTACCTCTGCGTTCTCGATTAAGTTATATTTAAAGATACAACCTTCCATCGGTGTACGACCGTAAAAAATACCACTCGTAACCGTTACCGTTCCTGTCAACCAAGCTGTGTCCGTTATTATTGTGGTTGGATCTAAAAATGTTATGGTCTTTGACGCAACCGTAACACCTCCAGCTGTAACATAGACAATCGTATCGCCCAACGCCCAGCCCTCCGTTGTAAAATCTCCAGAACTTCGTGTCATTGACGAGCCAGATATTGTAATAACTGTTGAGGTCGATGCCGATGTCCACCAAGCAACGTCGATGCTGGTAACTACTTTTATTTTATCGCCAACATTACCAGCCAGATAGTCTGTGTAGTCAGTCAGATTCGAGGCAAATGTTTCGCCATTTCTGATCTGGGAATAAAATTTTTGCTCTAAAATTCTAACTCTTAACATTGTTCAAATTTAACCAATTTCCGACTTTATCTCGTCAAGTAATGAAAGTAACCCTTTTGTATTTTGATTTTTTGTGTGGATTTTTATTGCCTCCTGTCTTTCTGTCCAGACTTTTTGCTGCTCTGGATTCAAATCTTTTACCGATTTTTCCAGCTCTGACATCTGGCTATTATACATCTGTTTGTACTTTTTTAGATCCTTTTGAATCTGGTTTGCAAAATTATTAAACTGCGTCTGTTGATCCTTGATGCTCATATTCTGTTAAATTGTTTGTGTATGGTTCTCTTATCCAGCCGTCAACCGTTGCAAAATCTTGATCGAAACTCCACGCTATTTTTTCAATTTTTGCCCGTTGTCCTGTGTGCGTAATGCAATAACTGTTGTTAATAAGTTGTAAAAAATCAGCAAATCCAAACGGAATTTTCAAGTCTTTGAATAATCTTTTTTGACCTCTCTTGCCGTGCAGAACGAAAGACCGATCAGAAACATAATTTAGCCACAAATATTTGGCATTTAATATATCTCTGTGGTTGGTTGGAATGGTATAACCAAACGAGCCTCCAGCATCCATTAAAACCAGCTTTGCTGTCTGTGTGTTATCTCCTGTTACTTTCAACAATCCGACTCGGCTTTTTATTCTGGCAGCTTGATTTGATGAACCTCCAAAAAAGTTAACAACTCCGTCGATAACTTGTGCCACTTTCAATACGCTTTCTTCCAAAAGACTTAATTTATCCTTTCGATTCGGTAATGCCATTGGTATTCTTGTTTCCCCAAAGCCAGTTGTTAACACCCGTTTTTTATTGTTAATAACTGTCGGCTGCGTTACTACTTCGTAATTCGTTCCCAGAAAATTTATTATAGTCCATTCGTCTGTTAGATCCGTATCAAATGAAACCAGATAACGACCTTCCAAATCCTTTGTATTGTACAGTTTAACTTCGTTTTCAACATCTGGCAGTTGATAAGTTGACAAGCTCAACCAGAAAGAATCGTTTATCAATGGCTCTTGGTGTACGGTGTTCCCGATAATTGTTAACTGTGCAGAAAACATCCTGTTAACAAGTTCTAACATTTCCGACAATGTATAACCGAAATCAACGGTATCTGGAATACCAAGAGCCGTTGTCGATGGACTCAAAATAAACCGTCTGCCCTCGTCATTTTTGCTGGGCAAATAGTACATATTATCCAGCTCCGAAATCGAACTGGAATAACTATAACCTAAATATGTCAGAGCCTTTTCAATTAGCGTTTTGATTTTGCACCCTCTCCACAGCCTTGTCGGAGGAATTAGCAAGTCTATCAAATCAATGGTTAATTGAATCAAATAAATGGTTATTAACGCAGCGTAAATCGTATTGATTAAAGCCACAGCAATAGTCCAGATAATTGAGCCTAACGGGTTCGGAGGGTAATCCGTAAAATGGGCGATTATTGCAGCGACATCCTTCGAAATTTCCTTTACTATATCAGCTAATTGTTTAGCCATCAGAAACAAAGTAACAGCCAAAATACTTGCCTCCGCAATGGTCTGGTTTGCTGGTTTTTCTCTGACGTATGGAATGTCCGTAAAATCGCCCTGTGTCAATGCTCCGATGCTGTAAAGGTATCTATAAGTCAACCCAGCAGCACGATCAGATAATGCGTTTAAACCTTGATCTTTTTTGATTTTACATTTTACGTGAACTGGATCCAATTCAACAAATTCGTTTAAATCCAGAAACCCTTCAAACGCATTGTAGCTTGTTCCGTTTTGTAGCTCAATCGAGAACGGCAATCCCTCAAAGATTCCAACCGATGTTCCTGTCAGACCTCCCAGAATGTAATTACGGATTTTGACAGCGTTTTCGTTTACAAAAACAAATTCTTCTGTTGAAATATTTGCCTGTCCACCGTTATCGTCAAAGGTCGCAAGTATCGAAATGCCTCCCCAATCTTTGGGAGGAATAGTAACTGCACCGTCTAATTTAAAAACTGGGTTAACGCTCATTTTTTAGTTGAAAATAATGCTCCGTTTCTGTAATGTTTTTGCTCCACCTTGTCCAGCGTTCTAACTTTCTGAACAACTGCATCCGACATTTGATCGTAATTCCATTCTGTTGACGGCATATTTTTAATCGCTCTGGTTATCTGTTTTGTCGATTGCTCTAATTTATCGAATTTTTGCAATACAGCTTCGTTTGTTTTCCAGCCGTTGTTCATTAAATCAGCAGCACGATCTGAAATCTGGCTGTATGCTATTGGTCGCATTTCTCTGTTCCTGTAATTTTCTGCCATTCTGCCAAGATCATTATTTGAAATTCCACCGAGTTTTTTATTGGTTGTCGGATCGACAATTCTTTCTGCTGCATCCACTCGCACGATGTAACCATCTTTTCCACTCATATGAGGCGTTCCGAGAGCCTCTCCGACATTTTCTGTTCCTTCGTAGAATGTTGGCAAGGTCTTAATAAAAGCAGCTAATCCAGACAAATCTTTTATAGTATCTCGCAGCGGAGTTTTTGAACCCTGTTCCACCTTTGAGGCATACGCTTTAAACCCAGATAAAGCAGCATCGATATATTGTTGTCTGCGTTGAGCTTTGAGCTTTTTTAGTTGTAATTCTTTTTCCCTTGCTTCTTCGACAGCCAGAGATTTTTGTGCGTCAATATTACCCTGTTCCGCTAGTCTTTTTAATTCCTCCTGTCGTTTTCTGGCAGCAGATATTTCGTCATCCATTAACGCAATTCTCTCCTGTGTCCGTTGTCTGGTTCTGTCTTGTAAAATGTCCAAAGTAGCGTTTAAACTTTCTGCCAGTTCTTGTTGGCGTTCGATTCTTTCCTCCGCTAGTTCCTCCGCTGTTTTGTTTAACCTTTCTGCACCCTTAATTTGTGCCTCGATTACTTCATCGTTTGCAGCATTTAAAACCCTTACTTTTTCCTTTTCCAACTCTTTTAAATCTGCTAATAATTTTAAATTAATCAAATATTTTTCGTCAGCCGTTACGCCCTCTTTCATCGTTTCCGCTTTCGCTCTAAAAACCAGAGCTTTCATACGTATTTCAAATTCCTCGTCAATTAGTTTTTCCATTGCTTCGACATTGACCTCCTCAACTGCCAGACCTTTTCGAACTTGTATGGCTATTTCTTCATCGACAAGATCCTCCGCACTTGTTATGGCTTTTTTGAACAGTTCCTCGTTGATTTGATCAACTAAATCCGTTTGTTTCTGTGCCTCTCGTTTTATAGCATCAAGACGTTTTTGCTCTGCTCGTTCTCTGGCTCGTTTTCTTGCATCGCTTAACGCCTTGTTTCTCCTTTTTTCTGCGTCCGTTAATTTATCCGTAACGTCTGTTTCTTTTATTTTGGCTGTTATATTTAACTGTGCCTCTCGCTGTCTATCTTTGAGAGCATCGATTTGTTGCTTATATTCGTTTATTTCTGCTTTAGCGGAGTTGATAAGCTGTTCCGATGACTTTATAGACGCTAAATCAGTCGTGTATGCGTTTTTCTGCATTTGTATCAAATCGTTATTGACATCCACCATTCTTTGTTTTTCGTCAATTTGATTTTGTAGACCTTCAATCGCTTTGTCAATCGCTTTACTTTCTCGCTCGACACCCTCGTTTCGTATTTTATCAATTTCCTCTATTGTTTTACCTTCATCCTCTGCTGCTTTAATCAGTTCTGCGTTTTTCAGCCTTATTTTTTCCAGTCTTTTATCCAGAACTTTGTTCGTTATTTCCCCTTTTCTGTTGGCGTAATCCACCGCCTCATTTAGCCGATCCTGTGAACTCGCAGCTTCATCCGTTGCACTTGCATAATCCCAGATTAAAGCGATTAAAGTTGTTAATAATGAAATGGCTAAACCAATCGGATTCGATTTAATAGCTGTGTTTAATGCTCTGGTTGAAACCGTTGCCGAAACTGTTGCCGATCTTTGGGCAATTAACGCCCTAGTCCACGCTACAACGCCTCTGGCACTTTGTCCAATTAAAGCCACAACGCTTCCCAATTTCCAACCAGCAAAAGCAATAATAACATATTTCAAAACTTTTAAAATGCCAGATAAATTCTCCCGTAAAAATTTAAGTCCATTTTTTAATTTGTTGACAGCTCCAGAACTTTTTGACGTTCCCAAAATCATTCCTTGCCACTTGGAATTTAACAGAGCCAATTGCCCGTTTACCGTGTCCAACTGTTTGTCAGACATATCCTGTAATTCATCAGCTACATCCGTTATGCCATCCCGTAGATCTATCATTGTATCAGTACCTTCAATCATTGTTAAAAATGCTGCTACTGACCTTCTGTCTGTCATCTCCAACGCCTCTCCGACATCAATCCCTCTTTTCTCTAGCTCTGCCAATGCTGGAGCTAAATCGTTTAATGAGGAAATAGGTTTACCAAGTTCCTTTGCTAAATCTCCACCCGAATCAGCTAATTTTAATAAAATATTTCTAGTTGCTGTGGCCGAAGATGACGCATCAAATCCAGCATTCGATAAAGTTCCAAGTAATGCCGTTGTGTCTTCAATAGTGAAACCCATTGCTTTGGAAACTGGTGCAACTTTCGACATCGCTGTTTCCAGAAATTCCATATTCAAACCAGATTTTGTCGTAGCAACTCCCAGCACCGCTGTAACCCGTTCCATTTCCGTTGCCTCCAGACCGAAAGCCCTCATTGTTGAACCAGCTAATTTTGACGCAGATGCCAAATCCGATCCAGTCGCAGCAGCCAGATTCAAAATACTTTCTGTTGAGGCAATTATTTCTGGAGTCGTAAAACCAAGTTTCGCCAATTCAGTCTGTAATCCAGCGACCTCCGTTGCCGTAAACCTAGTCGATTCGCCCAGTTCCAGAGCATTATCTTCTAAATCCTGTAAATCTTTTCCAGTCGCTTGACTGATTGCTCCTAAATTAGCAATAGCAGAATCAAAATCAGTTATTACGCTAACTGTGGAACGCATTAAACGGGCAAAACCAGCGATTCCAAGTCCAACACCAAATGCTCCAGCTAAGTTCCTTAGACGGCCTCCCAGACCTTTTAAAGCAGATCCATAGTTTCCAACACTACGTTGAAATTGCCCGACAGACGCATCAACATTTTTCAGTTTGGCATCTAGCTGTTGAATATTTTTCAGCAGTCGTTTTCCCTCCGCTGTGTTTTGCTTTTCCTGTACCGCTAAATTTTTATAAGACCTACGTAATCGATTGAGCTTTGCAGATAAATTCGTATACGCTCCCAGCTCCTTTGTCGTTTCTCTGGCTCTCTCTTTTTTGGCTCTGTTTTCCTCCTGTATTAACAGCTTAATTCTTGCCGAATCTTGACTTTCTTTGCTCCGTGCCTGTGCCAATCTGCTTTCCAATCTGATTCTTTCTTTCTCGACAGTCGTTAAATTTTTCTCCGCTTGTGTTACTTGGTTAATGGCGTTGGCTTGTTTTTTAATGTCCTCTGCGTTCGTCATTGACTTGTTACCTTTCAATGCCTGTTGACTAACTTTTAAGACCTCCAAAAGCTCCTGTTTTAAAGCCTTGACAACCTCGATCATTTTAGTTATTTCCTGTGTTGTGCCTGTGAATAACTTCGGATCAAAAACATCCTCCTTTTTAATTCTTGCCATCTTGCATTTTTTTGTTTACTCGCTTTGCTTCTTCGTCATACATTTGTAAATACGTGTAAAATCTTTTCGTTGAAATCTGTTTTGGATCAATACTTATAGCCATCCATTTTTCAACATATCCGATTTGCCTGTCAAAATCGGCAACCTCGTTTTTTTTGACTTGCATTTCTGCCAACTGTTTTCTGGCAATAGCGATTTTTGTTGCCAGATGTTTACGCTGTTTTAACAGCATTTCACAAGTCAGTAACGCAATTTTTCTCTCGGCTTTTAAGACTCTTTTATAATTGCTGGTTAAACCGAAAAGAGTCATATATTCATCGTATATTTTTTCCCAGCCGTAAATCAGATCCGATTCGTGAAATGGCAAGGTGTCGATATTTTGAGGTGTCGAGCCGACAAGTATAAAACGAAAGTCTTGCGTTTGATATACCTTGTTCCAATTATACAAAGGTAGTTCATCTAGCGTTTGATAAACCCTCGTTGTAATTTTTTTTTCTACATTCTTTGTTTTTTTCTTTCGTTTAGCCCAGTTTAAAAACTTCATTTATCAAGTATTTTTCTAGCTCCAGATGGAGTTTCTGTGTCAATTTTTCCAGCGATTCTTTTGTTAATCCAATAATCTGGTTACCCCACTCTGTTTCCAGATTTGTGTCCTCTTTAATTGGATTGGCTGTTATTTCAATATCTCCAGCTCCGATAACCCTTGCAACAAAAGATTCGTAAAATTCTCCTGTCTGATATAATGTTACACGGTCATACGGCAGCGATTCAGGGATTTTAAAGAACTGAATTGTATAATCTGAATATCCACCCCCGATTTCATCCAAACGCCTTCCTGTGGCATCTATTCCTTTATCAAATAATTGCTCTCTGGTGTTCATACGAATTATAAACTCTAAAACTTCCCTGTCGTTTCCGATCCGAAACATAACATCCCGAAAATTCATTTTGGATTTAATCGCTTCCAGATATTGTAATAATTCATCCACAGAATAAAAATAAGCAAAAAAAAGGAGGCTTTCGCCCCCTGTGTTGTGTGTGTGTGTTTTGCTTAATTATTTACAAAGTTTCACTCTGTTGATTCTGGTAAATTTTTTACCTAAAATCTCTCTGTGATCTGCGACTGTTCCGATAACCTCAACAGTCTGATCCTTTTCGAATTTCAATTTCGTCCAGAACAAATAAAGATTCCCGTCTGAATCAGTTGCTTTGTACTTTGTGCTTTCATCCATTTCCGTAACTCCGAAAACTGTTCTTTCGCCTCTGTACGCAGAATAAATGGTTAACGTGTGTTCTGCTCTCTCGCCTTGTGTACCTTGAAATTCGCTGGTGCAAGTTTCTTGGTTCTGCTCTGTGATCATTTGAAAATGTGCCTCTCTCAATAGTTGTGCGTGTTCCACTAGTTTACGACCAGCTTTGTTTCTTGCTTCGAACTTATTAGCAATCCAGATAACATAACCAGAGTCTTTCGCATATACATCCTCCAGCAGTTGATTTTTATATTTTCCGAATGTAATAAGAGTCGGCTGGTAATCCGCTGGATTGAAATTATCGTTTTCGTTTAATATAATCGGTAAGCCTTTCCCAGTAGCCATTTTAGTTACAGCCTCCAATATATTTACAGATAGATTTTTGCAGTATCTCAATGGATCTACTGGAGAGCCTTTCGGAATCATATTGTTATATCGATAAAGCGTGTAATAAACTTGGTTTTTTCCTGTGGTATCGATCATCCAGTAACCGCTTCGACCAGTAGCACAAAATTTGCCATCTGGACAAACTATATCATTATGCTTTTTTACGATCTCTCTTGCTTTTTCGATGTCGCTATCTGTTAGCTCGTTTAGTGTTCTTCTTTGATAGTTTTCTGTTGCGTTCATTTTTCGTGTTTTTCTGTGTTTGTTTTACAATAATACTGCTTTTATTTGTAATACCAAACATTTTCAGAAAAAAAAGCAAAAAAAAATGACAGCCCTATTTCAGAGCTGCCATCCTTTTTGTGAAATACATACCGTTTATTCGTCTGCGGATTTGCTTTTTTTGGTTGTTTTCTTTCCTCCGCTGATCTGTTTAAAAGCTACTTCCCACCTTGGCAGATGTCCAAATTGCTTTTTAAAATCAGCTTTGCTCGTGCCTTTCAACGCTGTTGCGTTGTAATGGCTCTTTCCAACCGTTATCCACTTGTCAGCCATATTATGGGAGAGTTATGTCATTTGTTCCGTCAGCCATTGCAGAAAAATCAAAACCATCCTTTAGAGCTTTCACTCTGATTTCATTTCCTGTCGCTGCTGCTGTCCAGCTCAATGTATAAACTCCAGCCGATGTTTCTGTCGCTCCTGTTAAAACGACATCCAGTCCAGTTGTAACATTGAAAACATTCGATGTAGCTCCAGAATCAGACGAAACAAAATCCGCTGGAACTAATCCCTCTACAGGAACTCCAAATAATGTTGTGGTAATTGTTGCCGTTGCTCCATCGAAAGTTCCTAAGATCAAACTATAAACAGCATCAGCATCAAATAAGCCCTCCAAATCGTCAGCGTCAAAATCCAAACCGTCAGACTGAATAAGTCGAAGATTCTGGTCTTTCTGGCTTTGTTTCCATTGCCAAGAAATTTCCAACATTTGAACCTCTGAATCAGTAGCTTTGACCAGTCTGGCGTGATACGTTTCGTTATCGATTAAAATCGGATATGCGTACAATGGATCAGCTGGATCTTCGTAGAACATAAAGTTTCCACCGCCATCCATAACGAATGCACCAAACTCGGCACAGCCGTAAGACTTGTAAGCTCCCAGCTCTTGGAAAGTTCCCAATGGAATCATTCCGACATTTTTTCGAACGCCATCACGAACCGTAATCATTTTCCCAGAGTTAAATTCCTGAGTTACTGGATCCTCTCGAACATCCTCGACGTTCTCAAATTCTGCCGTTGGATAGTATCTGTCTTTTGGATTTGCTGCGTTGATTTTCAACGTCATATTCGCAGCAGTAATGTCTGTTTTCAGTATTTTATTTACTGATCCATCCGCAGCGAAACGAGGAACAAAGATAAATTTCTTTGCAACCTGTCCGACCGATGGGCAATCTGGAGTACCTAAGTTCGCCAGAGTGTTGTTACACGTGCAATCTATTGCCATTTTTTAAAGTGTTTATTTTTTGAATTTTGGTATGCGTTTCAAATATACGAAAAGTTTTGTTTATTCATTTGGCTGCTCTGTCGGATCGTGTAAACTTACAACATCACCAGCCGTAGACGTTATACTTTCTTTCTCGAATAAAGTCTGTTGAATCAAAACAATGGAGTCCAGTTGTGGCTGCCAAAGAAACGTTCTCGATGCTGGTGCGACTTTCTGTTGCTGTGCATCCTCCAGATATTCATAAAATATAATGGATGCTCCAGAGCTGTTTGTTTGATGGTCGTTGCCGATTAACTCGATAACGAAATAATCCAGATTTCGCTCCTGTGGAGTTTTTAACCCTGTGTTTTCTTTAAAAAAAATTTCCATTATTATTTATTTTACATTGTTCGAACAAATAAAGCCACCACCGTTGAACCGCTACCCGTTCCCGTGCTACTGATATTTTGTGCACTATCTCTCCTATAATATTGCGTTGCTAAATCTCGCCTAATTGAGCAAGTGGGCACAGTAGATGTTATCCTAAAATAGGTAGTGTTATTAAACGGATCATTGGCTTGATTTGTTATCGTGTTAATTTCCGCTATTGATGGCACTCGCCAATCGGATTTGGTTAACAATGTCGCCCCGTTTACGTTGGTTAAATTGTTCAGCCAACTTGAATTGCTGAACCCTAAAAAAAACGCATTTCTATTTATCCACTCTAGCCCCGTTAGATGGTCTTGTGTGCCGTTACGCAAATCCGTTGCGCTATTGGTTGCGCTTAGCCAATCTTGGTTTCCGTTGGAATCTGTGAACCGATTTTTGTTGCCGTGAATATTGTTATAAACTAGCGTTTCTCGTGTTAAATCTGACTCGTCTAATTGTTGAACAATCCCAGATATTTGAGCATAGCCAGTTGTGTATGTTCCAGCTTGATAATGCCAACCCTCGTCATACGTGAAATTGCTGGTCGTTTGACCAAATGGCGGTGCTGGTCTGTCGTAGATAGTTCCAGCAGCTCCGCAAGGCGTAGCCACGATGTCTGTGTTCGCTGGTGTCGGGATAATAGTACCATCCGAATCAGTAAACGAAATGTCTGGAGCTGTGAAAGTTGTACCTCCAGCAATCAGCCTTGTAAACGAATTATCTGAATTTGTGTATGTTCCATCCGCTGTCGGCAATGGAGGAACGCCCGATGGTAAAAGTCTGGCATATTTATTCAGACAGTTTTTCTTGATCGGTAAAGCAATTTCCAGATTTAAACCAGATAAATTTTCATCCAGAATATATCTAACGTGTCCTTTATCCCTTACAACCGTTCCCCAGTTGAAATGTTTGATATAACTGTAATCGTCAAATCTGGAAATGTATGGATGGTTTTTGCAGATAGAAATAAAACGATCCGCTTGATCCTCCATTTTGTCGATAACATTATCGTAATGTTCCTCAATAGTCCAGTCGATTTTGTTTGTCGTGTCCAGAAATGACATCGTTAATCTGGCTGTATTTCCCACAACTGAAATCGGATCTTTGTCGAAATCTTGCCGTATAACTTCCCAAAGAATAACAGCTGGATAACGAGCTTTGTCCAGCGTTTCATTTTGTGTATCGACCTCTTTATTTACCGTCTGTGGCGTTCCGTGATAATAATAGGGTGCAGCCGTTTTCCATTCTGTTTCGCCCGTTGGAAATGTCGCATTGATTTTGAAAGTTCCAGCGATTGTATTGAGGTCATAAATGCTGTAATTGTTCCCACCCAGAATGATATAGTCACTCTCGTCTAAAGCAGCTACATTCGTTGTTATGGTAATAGAGCCATCGCCATTATCAACCTCTGAAATAATGGTTTCTGTCGTTCTCATAGCATCGACAAAGATGCCAATCAAATCAACTATATTTTGCGACATTGATGCCATTAAAAAGTTTTATATAAAACAAAATTAGCCGAATAAATATCATCGCCCCCATTGATAACGTTCCATTCAACCGTTATGTCCAGAGTGTTGGAAACGGTTGTATTTATGGTCGTAACATCTTGAAAAATATAGCCAAAAACTTGCCGACTTCCATTTTTAGTATAACAAAAATTTCCATTGGTACAAATGCTTCCAGTCGCTCCTATGGATGCAATTGTAAAGTCTAGCTCACATTCCCAGCCTTGATTTGTTGCGTTGTCTAAGTCGAATACTCCAGTCGTTGCCAAAATCGTTGCCCCTGATTTTATTCTCAAAATTAATTCTGATCGCCCACCTCCACCAGTAGCGTTTATTAAACCTCCTATTTTTCCGTGAAAAGAATCGCCAACCACGAACGCATTTGCTGGAACAGATAATGTGCCAATCCCTGTTCCAACGATTGATTGCTCTGGAGCTGTGTTTATCGTTGCACTAACAACCGTTTGTGCATACAAACCGTAAAGCGTAGATGTCGGAATACCATCCAGCTTTGTTTTATCCGCTGCTGACATCGAACCAGCAGCCGATGGAGTCGCAGCATTAATTCCAACGTCTGGCGTTGTGCCTCCTGTGGATGTTATTGGCAGCGTTCCAGTTACATCGGTAACATTACCAGATGGCTGTTGCGTTGATAATAATGTTTTTGAATTTTCTGCCATCCGTTATTTATAGCTTAATGTTACCGTAATCGTTCCCGTTGCTGCTCCTGTTAAACCATCTATTTTGAGTCCTAAATTCTGCAAATAAAAAAGGTCTGTCATTAAAGTTAAATGGTCTTGTCCTGTGGTGTTTTGGATCTCTAAAACATCCGTGTCCAGTTTAATCGATGTCCACGAGCTGCCATCGTTTGACTGCATAGCCGTAAACGTTATTCCATTTTCCGACAGGCTGTTTAAATCCAACGAAATGCCAACTTTAAAACCAGCATAGCTTTGGAGATTCAAAACGGTATTGCCGTCAGCTACATCGTAAATGATCCGATTTGGAATGAATATGTCGTCGACTGGTATTACCATATTTTATAAAAAACCATCCATTACAGACCAGTTATAGAGTTCGTTCTGGAGCTTTGGAAATGGTTGCCAAGTTACTTGACCATTGTCCGCAAAAGTTAATCCAGCTGCTGCTGTAAAATTAAAAGTTGAAAGTCCATAATCAACGCCCGTAACCGTGTAATCCGTTGCCAGAATAGTTACAGTATCGGATATCGTGAGGAAATTAATGTTTCTGGACAATGCTGTTTGATATGTTCCAGCTCCGATCTCTGTGATCGTTGTATAACTCTCCGTTCTCTTTTCGTAGTACAGGAGCATTTTCGTTGCCTCTTTGTAAAGTTCAACACCCTTGTTATATCGCTGTTCCGTAACGACATTGCTCTGGATCTGCGTAGCCTGTAAAGAATTTTCAGCATCTGCAAATTGGATGCCGATGGTCGTTGTTTTTGCGTTGAGATTTCTGACAAATTCAAAATATGTAAAGTATCTTAATAGTTGTTTTATCCCTGTGTAATTATTGTCGTAATCTGAATCGTCAACCCACGTAAAGCCGTTCAGAAAGTTCAGCCATTTTTGAGTTTGAGGAACTCCAGCAACCAGATCAGCGATAAATAAATTATACTCCGAATCGCCTAACAGATTGCGTAATACTCTTTCCTGTGTCTGGTCAATGTAGCTCTGGAGGTCTGCGGACTCTTTCGAATTTTGGCTGATTTTTATATCGCCTAGAAAGTCCGTTGTTTGAATAAATGCCATACGCAAATATAACAAAAAAAGGAGGCTTTTGCCTCCCCTTTATTTTGTCCGAATTATGTTTTAATTTACAATCTCGGTTTTTTAACATTCAGCAAATCAATTAAAACTGCTCCGACTTTCTTGCTGTCTGGCTCGTTTACAACTGATCCGATGCCGTTGCGGATGTCCATTACATAGCTCTCAAACTCGTTTATCTTTGATTTAAGAGCTTTAATCTCTCTTTCGTTATAGTTTTCCATCTGAATAAATTTAATCGATTTCTGTGGGATCTAAAGTGTCCGATAAATACTCGATGCACTTTTGTTCAAATTCCTTTAACGTTTCCACCTTGATAATAGACGGATCGAGCAAAACAAAATCCTCTGCAATATCCAGCTCGGAGTAAAATATTCTCCATTCGTGAATGTCCGCTGTGATCATATCTTCACGGCTGTCGATCTTTGGCGTGTATGAAAGCACATCGATTAAATACGGTTTGCCATTATGCTGAAATTCCACCTCAGTTCCGCTGGTGTATTTATCCTCGCTGTTGACATCGTAAATAAGAGCCTCGTTAAATTTTGGCTGTGGCTTTGTGAAATCAATTCCAGCGATTTCTGGTTTCATAATCTCTGCGAGATCTTCGAATAGTGTAATTTTTTTTGTCATTGTTTCTGTGTGTTGTGGGAGGCTTTCGCCTCCCGATTAGAATATTAAATTAAATTGTTTTTGTCTAACTTTTTGAATATTTTCAACATTTCTTTGTTTACGCTTCTATCGTTTTCAGAAGCCAACCGAACTATCTTTTAAATAAATCGGTTGGTATTTCAATTAGCTTCTTTTTCATTACTTAGTACATTCTTTTAAACATTCTTCATAAGTTTCAAAGCTTTTATTTTCATAAACTCTTTCAAGTTCTCCTTTTTCAAATCTTGCAACTCTCCAAGTGTTTAAACAAGTTTGAAAAAATGGTCTGTTTTCAATTTTAGTTCCGAATACGTTTGTAAATGCTTTCATAATTTCTGTGTTTTTGATTCATTACAAATATACATTTTATTTCTGTAAATCCTAGCGTTTTCAATTTTTTTTATTTTTTTTTTTCAATTAAGATCCTCGGGACTCTCATTTACTGGATATGCTGTATATTTTGTCCAGTTGTTTTTGTTAAACGATAGCTTCGTCTTTCGGTGCTTATTGAATACTAAATCGAGATTCCAAGTCCTGTGATCTATCTGATCCAGCAGCATAAAGTAAACCGTTAAACGTAACAGATTACGGTCTGCGATTATCTCTGGTTTTTGCATAGCCTTAAATGTATAAAAAAAAGGAGAACCGAGATCCTCCTGTATTTTCGTTTTAAGCGACTTTTATCCGAATAGGAGGTACAAACCCAATCCGACTCCGATAAGTCCGACAATTAGCTGCAAAGCTGCTCCAGTTGAATCCTGTTCTGGTTTCTGGTTTTCCATTTTATATAATTGTTGATTTTACGATATCGATCCCAGCTGCGTCATTATCTCCACAGCTCTCGCAGATTGCTGCCTGTACATCGTGAACGACATCCTGTGTTTTGCTTAGTCCTCGCCATTGGATCAGTTGAGTTTCTCCGCACTCGCATTGTGCTGAACGCATTGTAAAAAATCCATCGTTGACATCCAGCTGCTGTTCCGTTACTGAATCCGTTATTATCTCCTTTGCTCGTTTGAGCGTTTTTGCTGTCTTGTAAATTTTCATTGTTTCCTGTGTTTTTACTTGTTAAATTTTTCGTGCAATCTGATCAAATGAAATGCTATATGCGACCAGTAATTTTCCAGTATTGTTTTCTCCTGTTTTTCAGTCAAAGAATCGACCTCGTGTATCTCCTTTGCGAAATTCAAAATGTCATAATTGTAAAACGGAATACTGAAATCGCTGGGCAATCCTTGTAAGTAGTCAGCCAGACGATTTTGTCTGGTTAGATAACGATGCAAATTATAAGCGTAGTTAGTGCATTTTTCAAATGTTAAAAAAAACAGATTGATTTTCCCTTTGCTGGTTTCCTTTCCGTTGTCGATTGCCTCCAGAAGAAAGCTCTCCATTCGATCTGTGTAATCTTTTGAGTTTGTTCGTTTGAGTTTCTGTGTCATTTTGTTTATGTTTTAAAAGGGGGTTATTAGCCCCCGTTTTGGTTTAGTTATTTAATACACTCTTTTAAACATTCCTCGTAAGTTTTAAAAGCTTTTCCTTCATAAACCGTTTCAAGTTCTCCATCCTCAAATCTTGCCACCCTCCAAGTATTTAAGCAAGTTTGAAAAAATGGTTTATGCTCAATTTTAGTTCCGAATATGTTTTTAAATGTTTTCATTTTGTTTAGTTTTTCTGTGTTTGATGAATCAAATATAGTGCTTATTTCTGTAAATCCAAATTCTCAAAGCTTTTTTTTCATTTTTTTTTCGTCTGGTAATAAATCAGCCTCGTTAATTACCTTTCCTTTTAGCCGTTTTGCTGTCCTTATAGCCAGATCCAAACGTGGCTCGTAATGGTAATCGATCATCTCTCCGTTACCCAAATTCGTTATGACTAAAACTATATACATAAGCAAAAAAAAAGCCTCCAGATTTCTCCAGAGGCTATTTGATCAACATATAAAATACTCTTAATTTATGCCAAATTAAGGAGTTTCCAATACAGCTGCGTCGGTAACGAATGTTCCTGTTACAAAAGCAGTCGTGTCGTTTCCTTTGATTCGCTGTAAGCCTCTCCACTCCGCTAGGATGGTTCTTAGGTTTTTAGTGAAATCATCGCCAGAAAGACCGATGTCAATGTTCATCGCACCTTTGTCAAACACCGTTGATTTCGTGAAATCTCCGATTACATAAGTACCAACAGCAACGCCAGTATTTTGAATGATTGGTGTACCATCCAAATTAAGCTGTCCAGCTGTCATTATCAAACGATCTACATAGCGTCTGTCCGTTGTGCTTACTTTGATTAATTTCAAAGCAGTTACATCAGATGGATGCATTAAAATGTAGTTTGGATTGTGCTGTGCGATTCTGATTTGATTCGCTGCAACGGTCAAAACATCGATGTCGTTCGCCTCGTCAACTGTACCAGCAAATGTTCCACCAGCGAATGCTGTAGCCTGTGAAACGATTCCTGTTAAGTTTGTTCCAACTCCGTTTCCGTTCAATACTTGATCGTCAACATCCAATAGTAAAAGCTCTACCAGTTCGTTGTTGATTTCAGATGCCATAAAATCAATATCGTCTAGCATTTCAGTTGAAATTTTTATGAATACGGTTCTTTTCTTAACCGACTCATTAACAACAACCAAATCGAAATCCGCTTGATTTTTTTCATCGCCCTCTGCTGTTCCACCAGCTCCACCTTCTGGATTCTGTTGTTCAACCCAGCTGATAACATTCGATACCGCTGTACCTCTGTTTACAAGATCCAGAACAAACGGCTCTCGTCTTGCGATCCTGTTCAGTCCAGATTCTCTTTGCTCTACGGGTACATTTCCACCAGTAACATTCGAGCTAATCAACATCGTTCCGACAGCCTTAAATGAGAACCCACTACCAGCAGCAGTTGATTTATTCTCCGCTTTTAGGTTGTCTAGATTTTCTTTGTTAGACTCCAGAGCTTCTTTGACGCTTTCAACCAAAGTTTGGTGTTTGAATACTTTCTCTGATTTTGATAGTTTTTTGATCGCTAAACCTTGCGTTTCCAAGACTGCGTTCAGTTGTTTCATTTGCTGATCTCTGGAATCGTTAAGCTCCGTTTTAAGAGCTTCTATTTCTTCCATACCAGCTTTGCTTTCAATGAGTTCTGTCAGCTCGTTTGTTTTGTGAGCATTCAGGTCATTGTAATAACCAGCTAAAGCCTCCGCATCCATTACAGACAATTCTTCAGCCGATTTTGTTACAAATTCTGCCATTTTATTATGGTTTTTGAATTAATGATTTGAGTAAAAATAAACGCCCAGATTCGTCTTTTATCGGCTCGGCTGATAGAGTATCTTTGACCGATGGCTCTATTGTAACAAGTGAATTATAACACTCTTGGACATATGCTAATTCGGTGTCGAGCATTGAAAATACTGAATCCGAATAAGTACCATTGCAGATTTCTTTACGGATCAAATTCATCCGCTCGTTAATCTCTGCTAACATTGTTTTTTTCTGTGCTAAACTTTTGATAACTCCAAAGCTCGGTGTTTCGCTGTTTGCTCCAAAAGTAACGAATGAACCCTCCCATAATTTGACCTCTGAAATCTGGTAATAACCAGCCATTGATGAAACAAAATCTTTGCCCTGTTCAGTCATCGGCAAATCAGTCGAGCCATCCTCCAGCTCAATCCACTTGGTTTTATCTCCGATGTACTGAAACCCGATTGAATGTTCTCTGATAATTCCAGAATCGTACATTTTCAACGCATTCTGTCCGTCTGTATGGCTGCCCATTTTCGACTCGAAATAAAGACCGTGATCATCCTCTTTTAATACTTGAATATCGCCAACTGGTCTGCGGACATCGTGAAACGCTAAATGTGATATTTTACGATTGCTCGTTGTGTCTGCTCCCCTTTCTTGTATGGATTTTGAAAACGCACCTTTCTCGATCAAATCGCCATCTGCGTCGATGTTCCCAGTTGCTGAAAAATATCCAGCGACTATTCCCGATTTAGTATCAACATCTTTAATGACCAGACTATCAGCCATATTTCGATAATTGTGTGTTTTACTTTTTTGAGCCATATTACAAATATATTAATTTTCAGCGTTCCGATTATCAGTTAAGTCGATTTGCTGTTGGCTGGTTGGAATAAATACCTCGTTCATTTCCTCCGCTTCGATCTCTGGTAATCCTAGTTCTCGTCTTGCATCGTTGCCCGTTATTATGCCCGACAGCCTTAATTTAGATAGCCTGTCAGCTCTCAAATGAATATCTGGCTGTAATGCCTCGATTTGGTTTGTATCGTAGCCTAAACGCAAAGTTCTGTTTTCAAATTCGGATATGCCTTGCATCAGCCAATCGTTTAAACCTTGCTTTGTCTTTTCAAGCTCTGGAATTACAGCGTCTGTCCAAAATGATTTTTCAGCCTCTTTTCGATTTGAATATGTTTTGTTTTCTGGATCATTGAAAAGTGAGCTGTCAACGTGAAAGGAATTACACAATGAACGCAAAGCGATGACGCCCTGTTCCAAGAGTTGTAAATCCTGTGGCGATAATCCAAGCTGTAAGAACCTTAATTTTTTATTTGAAACTCTTATCCGACCGAACTTGCTAGAACCTCCCATTTCGCTGTTAGCCTGTGTCTGGAGGTCTGCTGCTTCATCTGGTCGCATCGGTCTTTCTGATTCATCCGACAAGATGCCCGAAATACCTTTGTTTGCCAGAACGTTTGCGGATGCCTCCCAGCGTTCATTTGATGTTTTCCAGACCTTTATTGCTGCTGATAATGGACTCAAACCGTATAAACTATCTGACTGATAACCAGCTGGATTGATGTATTTTAAATGCAGTACCTCGTCATTTGAAAATTTTATCATTGAATTATCCCACTCCATTCTATAACCAGCAATCGGATCAATGTCATTTCCTGTTACAATAACCACATATTGAGCTTGTAAATTGTTCAGCTCTGCAAAGTATGGAAACCCCTCTGGCTGTAAGCCGTAAACGTATGAATCTCCAGTAGTTAGCCGATATGTTAAATGCCCCTCGATGAACTCCGACCAAGTTTCCAAACGATTCGGACAGGCTAAAATTTCGTTTGCTCTGGAGTCGTAGACTCTTTCTGTTGTGCCATCGTCAAAAACTTCCTCCACATACCATTTAACAGACGCAGCGGATCGACTTATTTTGCTGACGATAGAATAAACATCGTTGGTTTGTGAATAGCCGTCAGCGATTAATTTTGTCTTGTTTACTGGATCAAAAACCAGACGATTAAAGCCAACATATTGCAGAATTGAGGTAAAATACTTGTTGCCATCTAATCTATCGAACGGAATGGAAACCCTTGTTAAAAGTTTTTGGAGCAGATTCATAGGTCAAATATAACGATTTTCCAAACTATAAAATAAAGGCTTGTTCAGTTCTTTGTAGTTCCTCAACGACTCCAGTAATCGTATCTGGTGCGTCATCGTGTTCGTTCTTTCCTGTGCGACCGTATTTCGTCATAGCATCGTAAAACTCTGGGAATTTAGTCTGCCAATATTCGGGAAAATATACAGCATTTTGAACGGCTGATGCCTCTGTTATAATTCTGGTTACTTTGTTTTTGGATTGGTAATAGGGTACAATATGCGTTTTAATATTGCCCATTTCAGATAAAAGTCTTTCGACATTTCTGCCAAAGCTCCGACCTCCAGCATTGGACTCGATTACAGCCTCGTTAACTTGGTGTTTGGTGTACTGGTCAGCGACTAGATCCTCTGTGATTTCAATCGGATCTTGTGTGTAAATAACATCCAGAACAAAAGCTCGTTGATTAGACTCCATATAAACAACCGAACAAAGATAGTCAGAACCCGTGTCCGCTGTGTCGCAATACGCTTTTATCATTCCTCTTTCTGATTCATCTGGGAGCTTTTTATACGTCTGAAATCTAGTGTATAATAATCCCTCCTGTGGCTTTGGATCTTGCTGATATAAATTAGCGAATACGACTGGACTTTTCCGCTTAACTTTCATTAGTTTTTCTTTGCTGTGTCTGTTTTCCCAGAGAGCCTCCCCGTTTTTTCTTGGATCTTTTTTCGTTGGTCTGCCTATCTTGATTGATGGAAAGCTGACAATTTCCCACTCGTCTGCTTCATCCTGTAACAATCGCCCAGCTAAATCGTATTCGTGCCATCTGGTAAAGACAACTAAAATCTGGCTGTCGTTGTGCAATCTGGTTTCCGCTACGGATGTAAACCAATCCCAGACAGAGGCTCGGACTGTCGGACTCCACGCCTCTTTTGAATCTTTGTAAATATCGTCAATAATAAGTTTGTCAATCTGTCTGGATGTCAAAGCTCCACCGACACCGATGGAAACTAAAGAGCCTCTGAAATCTGGTATTTCAAATTCGGTACTGTTTTTTAAGTAGCCGTGTCGCAGATTTTCAGACAGTTTAAGGTCTGGAAAAATGTTTTTATAAGTCCTGTCCTCCATTATTCTTTGGATGTCTTTTCCGAATTTGGATGCGACTGTCTGATTATAAGATATTACGCCCAGTTTTTGATTTGGATTTCTGCCCAATGTCCACGCTGGATAACGTCTGGTTGAAAGCTCCGATTTACCGTGCTGTGGAGGTACAAAGATCATCAGCTTTTTTATCTCCTTATTTTCGAAAGCCTCTATGTGTTCGCATACAGATTTATGAAACCATTGAACTGAATAATCCGATTTCGTGTACGTAGTAAAATCAATAAATGAATCTATTGCTGAACGCCTCTCCAGTTCCTCCAGTAGCCTTAATTCCTCCAGCTCATATCTAGTTATCACGTTTGGATCTGAGTTCGTTTAAACGGGTTTTTATTTCATCGTCTGACATATCAGCAAACGGATCTTTCTGGCTGTTGACGTTTTCCACTCTCTCGATGTAGCCTCTGTTTTTTCCTTTGGTTTTTAGATAGAAAATAACTGCTGTCGGATTTTTTTCTGTAATAAGAGAATATAGCTGTGATTCTGCAAAATCCAGAGCAATATTTTTAACGTCATCGACCTCGGCTCTGAAATCTTGATCGTCTTTCATCCATTTATAAAACTGTGTCCTCGATAGGTTTGTGGATTTCAATGCGTCTGTTACAACACCGAGAGAACTGTGCAGAGCTTCGATAACGAGCTTTTTGTTGTTGTTCGTTTTGTTCGCTTTCATTTCAACGGTTGGCATAGTATAAATTTACGAAACTATTTTTTAATGTTAAACGAATCTTTTTTTATAAAGTTTTCACTCGTGTCGATTAGGTGTTGAACAACATCGATTTTTTGCTGGATTTCCTTTGCTTTGGCTGTGTTATATTGCCATTGGTAAAACTGTTTCCAGCTGAACAGATTTTGCAGCTCCTTATGAAGATCTTCGGGCATTGTATTCGTTAATCTGGTCTGATGACACCCAGAGATCAATTAAAACGCATACAGCGATAAACAGACCTCCCAGCGACCAGCTCCACCACGTTGATAAATTCCAGCTGATAACAAAACCGATTGATATAGCTGTTCTCATATTGGATTTTTTTCTGGTCTTTCGAATATCTGGAGTTTTAATTCTCCTTTGCCGATTGCATCCAGCGGAAATGCTGAAATTTCGATTGATTGTTTACCATCCTTTTCGAACGATGTGCCGATTTTCAGCCATCTGGTTTTTTCCTCTCCTGTGTTTGTTTTGTAGTTTTTCGGATAACAAACGTCTTTTATTTTATAATCACTCATTTATCTTTTTTTCATTTCGTTCTCGATTTTATTTATTAGTTCGTTGTATGGATTGTACCGAGTTCCATCCAGTCCGAAAGTTACGGATTTTTTGCAGTTGTGCAATAGATTTTTCAAATCGCCTTTGGACATATCTGGAAGAATTTTTGCGTAATCCTCCACATCTTGTTTCAGCGTGTTCCGATTGATTTCTTTGCTCTCTGGCTGTTGTTCCTGTGGCTTGTTATGGGTTATTATTTCGGCTCTGATTAGATCCAAATATTTTTTTGCTGTTTCATTTGTCGCTGGTTTTCCCTCTGCCAGTCGTTTTTGGTTTGCTTTCTGTTTTTGTCTGACCAGATATTTTCTTTTTTCCTCTGTGTAATTGCGTAGGATCTTGCCGATAAAAATTGTGTCTAAAACTCCGTATGGCTCGATTGTTTCCCAATACTTTCCAGAGCTGTTTATCTCAAATGCTTTGATTACATTTTTTATAGTCAGATTTTTAAAATTGTCTTTTACGAATTTGCTCACGATTGTAATTTCCAACGGCTCTGGCTTTAATCCGACTAGCATACAACCGTATGTAATTGCCTTCTGAATATCAGCCTCGTGAGTTTTTCTAATCGGTATCAGACCATCCCAGCTCGGAGCTAACTGATTTTGCCCAGTCGGAGAAAGTTGTTTTTCCTGTTTCTTCATTTTTCTGTGGTTTTGTGTTCAGCCATTTATCGATAATATCGTCATTCCTTGTAAAATACTCTGGAGTAAGATACTTGAATTTTGAATCAATATGAAATTTATCAGCGTGTGCGTTTTCGATTGCCATTAGAATTTCATCCAGCGAATACGTTTTTAAACGCATTTTTAAGCGATTTGCGTTGATCTTTCTAAAATTACGGCTGTATCTATCATTTATAAATTTCAATAGCTTAGATGTCGTTTTTTCATTAACTCCAGATGTATTAATATTCTTATTAATACTATTATATTTTACTATACTATTATGCTGGACATTTTTGTCCATACCCCTAGACAAATTTGTCCATACCCCTGTGGACATTTTTGTCCGCATTTGAGATTTAGCAAAATAAACTGCACCCTCTAAACGAATAATTCTGGATGTTCCAGATTGATTAGTTAGCATTTCAACGTCAATGTAATTTCTATCGGATAGCTTTTTAATGGCTCTGGAGATAGTTTTAGCATTACAATCGAGTTTCTGTGCCAGATATTTGTTTGATGCCCAGCAATAGCCTCTTTCGTGTGTCAAATTGGATATTATCGCATAGATAATTTTATCCCTGTCGTTAAGCTCATTATCAAATAAAATCGTCGCTGGAATTACAGCCATCCAGTTTCCGTGTGGCTGTTCTTGGTTTTCTGTGTCAATCTGCATAGACCTCAAATTTATAAGAAAGAATTGAAATAATGGCTTTGCACCGATCTATTTCTGCGTCAATTTTGCTCTCGTCAACTGGTGTTAATACAGATTCAACATTGTAAACCAGCTCGATCGGTTCTGACGATTGTTTCCAGAAATCTTTTTTTCCGTTCTCTTTAAATTCGTGCAGATTTTCCAGATAGCCGATCCAGTAGTCTAGCGACAAATGATTTTGTTTCTGTGTCATTTTCTGTGTTTTTAATTATTCCGCATTTCCGATCTCGTTTCCTCCTGTTCTTTTCCCTGTCTGATTTTGTAGTTTTTGCCTCTTAGCTCTGGCTCGTTCTCTTGGAGCTTTGCTCTAGTTCTGCGGATTGTTTCAGGATTGGCGAATTTGCCCTTGTAAAATTCCTCCAGAAAATCGCCTGTGATGTTTTTTTTCCGTTTTTCCCAGCTCCAAAATCGAGCTATTAATTTTTTGTCGCAATCCCTTGTTTTTGGAAATTTGATTAAAATCTTTCTAACAATTTCCTTATTTTTTAGAATTTTCATAACAGATCGAGATATTCGGTGTTGATTTTTAGCTGCTTTATTTGATCCAGCTCTGTTTGTATGTTCTCCAGCTGTGTTTTTAGATAGCCTTGTGTTTGTGGACATTCGGTGTAATAATCGAACTTTTTTAAAATGAGGTCAACCCTGTCAATCGGGGAAATCAGCTTTAGTTCTAAAGTCCAAACTTCTTCCCTTATATCCAATATTTTTCTTCTGAGCCTCTCTTTTTCTGCCACTTGTCTGGCACTTCGTTTTTCGTAAAATTCTTTCATTTTTTCTGTGTTTTTTTTATGGATTTAATTCTGTTATGCGACCTCTGACAAGTTCCGACAGCTCTGGATCTTTGTCAATCTCATTATTTAAAGCAAAATCAACCAGTTCATCGTGATCGTTAATCGCTTTTATTTTGGCTTTCATTTCATCGTCAGACATTACAATTTTTGCCTCGACATTTTCTGTGTGAATTGGTTTTGCTACTCCGTTTTTAACATCCCAGTCGTATTCTGATTGTATGCCAGAGATCCCGAAAGCCTTTTTTAATGCGTGTGCCTCTGCCACTTTTTTAATCATTTCCGCTGGATGCGATTTCCAAGCGGAATATCGTTTGTTATAAGTGTCAAACTCCGCCCATTCGATAGTCGGTTCTCCACCTTTTCGAAAGATCATTGCATAAGCTCCAACGATTGCACCTCTCTCGGCTTGTTTTCCTGTGATCTTATGCGTTATCTGTGCGTTTGGTATGTCCAGCTCCCATTCGTCATTTTCTCGTATCTCTGACGATCTAATTCCGTTAAACGCTGGATTCTTTTGAGCTTTGGAAAGAAATCCATCCCGACCAGCAAAGATTAATAAATTTCCTTTGCCATCCTTATAGCACCAGACCTCCTTATTAAATGGATTTAGCTCCATCGTCTGGCATACGTTGAGGAAATAAGCCAGTTCAGAGGCTGTTGTTCCTTTTGCGACATTCTGCTGGATAACAGCGACTTGGTTTTTTTCGTAGCCTGTCAGCTCGGCAACTTTAGTATAAAGCTGCAATTTGTTTTCTGCGTTACTCATAATTTATCTTTTATATGTTTTACGTTTTATTCTGAATTTTTCAATAATTACCTCGTCATTTTCATACGGGATTTTCTTTCTGGACAAATAAGTATTGATCGTGTCCATCTTTGGCAT